GCTGCGGGTAAATGTGCGCTTCACCATCGCCGCCCATCCTGTAACGGGCAGACACTCGGCTGAGCAGATCCTGGCACGACTCAAGCCGCTCCTTGTCATAAACAAGCTGCCTCGACACGCCAGTATCCGTAACACCAGCGTCAACGATCGTCGGGAAATACCGGGACGTGAACCGCTTGAACTCAGACACCACAGTCGCGCCGGCCTTCGGTGACTCCGGGGCCTGCAAGCGGTCCCGGTCAACATCACCAGTCAAGTCAACGGCTTCAAGCTTCACAATCGCCGTCTGAATAAACACGCGCCGCTTATGAGGCGGCAAGCTACCGTCAGGCTCCACGTACCCGTACTCGTCAATCACACGCGACTCACGAAACTCAGTAGGCGAATTACCGGTGATCCGGAACCACCCATAATTGACGGCCCCGGAACCACCCACGTTATAAATGACCTGCAACTTAGTGCCGCCAACACCCAACGGATCATCGAACCGCCAAGCACCCAACACCCCGTCAGGATCCGCAACCGTCAGGCTGATACGCTGCCCAACTTTTACGTTGTCCCCGGCGTCATCATCAAACGACCAGTCCTTGACTATCAACGGCTCAGGAACAACCAACCTGCCAGCCCGCCACGCCCAAACAGTAAGGCTGTCAGCAGGCCGGGAACCACCCAACGCGTCCAACGTCTCAACATCAACACGACGCACGGGCGCTCCTTAGCTAAGCGGGTTCTTCACGTCATCCAAATAAGTCAGCCCAGACATGGAGTCCTGCTTCTGCTGATACGTGTCCGTCAACAACTGCACATCCCCATAAGTGAACGTCGCAGTCAAAACCTTGATCGTCGGTGCGGCAACAGTGTCAGCCTTGAAATTCCACCAAGTGAGTTCCCCGCCCCACGCCGTATCCACCGGAACCTGAGACACGGACGGCGCAGCAATGAACATCAGCGCGTCCAACAGGAGCCCGTCAAGGTCAGGACCAGGACGGAACAAGAAACCAGAACTGGACCGCAGCAACTCCTTGAGCTTCTTACTCTCAACAGCCGAGCGTGTACCCATCGCAAGGTCAAGGCCACGCTCAGCCATCCGCTCACCAAACAACGCAATAGGCTTATCACCACCCATCACGTTGAACATCGACACATCCGCGCCATACTCCAACTCAGCAAGAGCCTGACCCCGCAGGTAAATGTCTCCGTTATCCCGAGGCGCACCCACGACAGGCACCGCAGTCTGCGGAACAAACGGGTCCATCAACCAACCAGTCACAGACACCACAGTCACAGCAGCGGCGGTCTTACGAAGCGGACCACCCGGACCGGACAACACCTCAACCTCATAGCTGACGGGCCGGTTGATAGGTGCGTCCCAATCCGTCACGAACCCCGCATCATTCATCACAACGCGACGAGCACCACGAACCGGGCCGCGCACACCATCAACCGTCCGCCACACCGTCACAATGGACGAACCGACACCAAGGCCCGTAACAGTCACACCACACTTCGGACCAGGACCACCCGGCAACGACTCAGCAACAACAGCAACAGCCATCAGCCACGCCCCTTCCGAGTAAACTGAGACACCGAATCCGCCGAACGGACAACACCAGCAGCACGAGAATCAACCTGCGCCAACAAATACGCGCCCGTAAACGGATTCTGCACATACACAGGAGGCGTCTGAGCAGCAGCAGGAGCAACATCCGGTGCACGATGCGTCACAGCAGGAGCCCCAGCTGGCGCGTACTCATACCCCATCGTCTTAATCGGGGTGATGTCACCGCCGTTCAACTTCTCCAGGTTGCCGTAACCAATCTTCGAAGCAGCCGCAGCCGTAAGAACAAACTCATCCTTTGACAACCACGCCGGAACAGAATCCGAAGTAGTCGTACCCGGCCCGGTCACACGACCACCAGTAGCGTAGTGACCGCCAAGCTTGTTCGGATCCACAACGGCAGGAGCGGACCGGCGATCAACCGTGTCGAAGTACTCGGTCGTGTAAATGCCGATTGTGACCTTCTTGCCGTTCAGCCCATCAGCTTTGCCCTTGATCCCATCCAAGGTTGTGGAAGCATGGTCAGCGATCCACGCATCAATGTTGACGTTATCCGGGACACCCAAAGCCTTGCGTGCCAGCGCATCCGCAGCGTCCCCAGTGATACCGAACTGGCCCGCAGCCGTTTTCAGATCCCTGTAGCTGGCCGAAAGGCTAGCCTGCAAAGACCCCTGAGCAGCGGCGGAACCCTGAGTCTTCAACGTCTCCGCAGCCGTCGCCTCGGCAGTCGCCATAGCAGCCTTAGCCATGTCGTTATACGCCGACTGATTGGCGCGGCCCTGCTCCGTATGAACATCAAGGGTGGTGCCGTTTTTCTTGACCGACTCCGTTACCGCATCAATCGCAGCCTCATAAGCGATAGTCGCATCAGAAGCAGACAACGAAAGAAGACCGGCATTGAACAATGAGCGTGTGAAATTCTCAATATTAGTCACGGCACCAGATGCACTAAGGCCGACATCCTCAAGAGCCTTAGTCATTGCCTCAGTCATCGGGGCAGTGTTGCCTACCTTAGTGGTGTAGGTTTCTACCGCGCTACCAGCCTTAAGCATGGAGTCCGGCACTTTACCCATGGCGAAGTCGAGCAGCTCCTGATCGTTCAGCGTCACGCCAGCCTGATTCGCAAGCCCTTGGAGAGCGTCCTTATAACCAGGAACAGCGGCAAGAGCTTCCTTAGCACCCTGCCCATTCTTCTGGAACTCGGTAGTCAAAGCCTGGAACGTCTTAGCGGCAGTCTCAGCGCCGCCATTCCGGGTAATGTTCCCCATCTCTTCACCAAGGCCCTTGAAGCGCTCTTCGATTTGCGCAACATCAGACACGGAAAAGCCAAGCAAGCGGTTGAGCGGATCAGCTAAGTTTTGGTCGATCCAATCCTTGCTGCCCTGATGGGTAAGGCGCTCCACGGCGGAGGCAAGATCGTTCACTGTGGATACAGAATCGCCAGTGATGAGCTTGTCCCAGCCCTGGAACACCGAATCCAGACCCTTACCAGAATTCGTCCCAGAAATTTTCTGGACCTTGAGTAGGGCCTGCCCAAATTCCTCAGCGGACTTTGTTTGCTTGTCACTGAAAATGGACCCGGCGATCTGCAATGCGACAAGCGAAACCGTGGCTATTGCAGCAGCCTTGCCAACGCCAGCGATTGCGCCACGAGCCCTTGAGCCTGACGGGGCGATCTGATCCAAGGACGTCTTGAACTCAACCAGCCGAGGGAGTGCCGTTAGGAACGCGCCCGCCAACAGCAGCGCTCCACCAGTCACGCCCGCAATGCCAACAGCCGCGTTCAGAACAGGAGTAGGGATCTTGCCAATAGCGTCAACAAGATCCTCAGCGCCCTGCACGATCCCACGCAACGCCTCAGCCGCAGCGCCGCCGCCCTTAATCAGGACAGAATCAAACGAGCCACCAAGCTTCTCAAGGTCACCAGCAAGCGTGTCCTGTTTGATGCTCGCGGTTACTGCCGCGTAGCCCGCGTCGTTGACGTTCTCAATCCACTTCTTAATTCCATCCGCGCCCTGCTCATACAGAACATTCGCGGCACGCACAGCATCGGAACCGAAGATCACACCCATGGCAGCGTTACGCGCCTCAGGAGTCAAGTCTTTCATGGACTCCTTCAAGTTCTCCGAGAACCCTGACAAGCCAATAAAGTTCCCCGCTGCGTCATACGCGGAGATTCCAAGTTCGGCCATCTTGTCCGCAGCCTCTTTCGACTGCGGCGTCAACCGTTGCAGCATCGTCTTCATAGACGTGCCAGCATCAGAACCGATCAAGCCAGCGGAAGCGAACGCCGCCAACCCGCCCGTGGTTTCCTCAATAGTCAAGCCAGTAGACGCGGCAACAAGGCCAGTCTGATTCAAAGCCATGCCAAGGTCATGCACGGACCCTTGCGCCTTACCAGCACCAGCAGCCAACAAGTCCGCAAGGTGAGGAACCTTGTCCCCGGAAAGCTTGAACTGGGTCAACGCTGACGCGCTAATCTCCGCAGCCTCGGCAACCTCCAACGAACCAGCCGCAGCCAGGGACAACGCCCCGGTCAGGCCACCATTCAGAATGTCCTTAGTGGACACGCCCGCCTTAGCCAACTCATCAATACCCTGGGCAGCTTCCTTTGCAGAGAAGGCCGTGTCCGCCCCAGCATTGATAGCAGCCTCACGCAGAAGGTCCATGTTCGCGGCAGTCTCATGGGTCGAGGCCTTGACCTCAGCCATTGCCGAATCGAACTCCATGAATGCCTTGACTGACAGCAGGGCGCCCGCGAGCAGAGCCCCACCCATAACAGCAGACGCCTTGCCAACCCGGTCGAAATGTTCCTCGTTCTCCTTGGCGAACTTCGCCGTACGGGAAGCAAAATCAGAAGCCGCCTGTTGTGCCGTCCGCATCCCAGCAACAAAACCCTGCACGCGGGCCTCAAGGGAAATACTTATTGACCGGTCCGCCATTTAAAGGGCCTCCTAA